CCCTACTTCTATAACCTTTTACCGCAATGTGGACAATAATTCATATCAAATCCGCTATCTACTCTAACATTCCATGCTTTTACAGCTTCATCTTCTGAATTATAATATCCCGTTTTATTTTTACATTTTGTACAACAAATGAAATATTTGCCATTCATAATATGATCAGGGCGGCGACGCCTTGAAACAGCTTCGCCACCACAAAAAGGACAATTTTTTATTCCATTCATATTAAAATTATTTATCTCCTATTTATTTGTTATTATTAGTCTTCATTAGTGCTAATATAATACCCATCCATGCTATAGCACTTTTTTCTTCTTCTAATTCATCAATTCGTTTTTTTAATCTAATATTTTCTTCTCTAAGAGAAATACTTTCTTCTAAAGAATTAACAGTTTGCTTCATTTCTTTAATTTTTTCTTGACTAAGATTATCAGCTACTTCTTTATAATAAAGAGGAGCATCACAACAGCATTTATTTAATTTTTCTTTAATTAAGTTTCTAACACAGTCTTCTTCATATTTTTTATGTGCGGTATTAATAGCATCTGCCATAGCATAAGCATTTACCTTACTTTGCAATTCTTTAATTTTTTCTTCTGAAGAAGATAGTTTTTGAAGAAGCTCTTCTAAAGTATATTCTTCATTATTATAAAAAATTTTTATTCCTGTCATTATTATTTCCCATATTTTACTAAATATTCTGGTGAAACTACTTTAAAACTTTTCTTTCCATCAAGAGAACGACACACAATTCCTTCTCTAAGTACATTAGGATTAATTAAAGAAGGTCCAGTAGCATATTTAAGCATTTCTTCTACTGTATCAGGAAGTATACTTTCAAGAGAAATAATTGGAACAGTTGTAAATCCATATCGGTAACATATTTCAACCATTTCTTTATTTCCCATACGACCCTTTGGAGTAATAATATTGAAAATGAAAAAGTCAATATCTTTAAGTTGAAGAGGATTTTTTTGAATACCAGGCCCAGCAACTTCTCCTTGAATAGCTATCCAAGGTACGTCAAATTCTTCCAACATTAATCCCATACGATCTTCGAGATCATACATATTAGCTGCTTTCCAGTAATGAGATTCATCTTTCCCTAAATGTAAGTTACGACTATAAAGGTTAAATTTGTTACCGAAAAAACTTCTTTCAATAGTAGCAGTCATTGAACAACCGTCAATTTTTTGACTGATAGAGTAAAGTTCTTTATTCTGAAGAACTTCTGGAATATTCTGAATTCGTACTTCATCAGTTTTACTTACAAGAGTAGTAAAGCCGCCCTTTTTACGCTGCGGAAAGCCAAAAAGTTTATACCAAAGCAACTGAAGTTTATTATATTTTTTCTTAAAATTAGAAACTCCTACAGGTTCTTCACCAGCATATTCATCATATTTCGTAATGCCAAGTGTTGCTGTACAATCATCTCCTTCTTTCCAATCTCCTTTTGGCAGAATAGAAAGTGGATATGCAATACCTTGACTAAAAACTCCTGACATTTTCATTGTGCGAACTCGGTTAGCGCGTTTTCTTGCCTGCTCAAATACTGGTTTATCAGGAAGAACACTATCTATTTCAATATATACACAAAGATCTCCTACATGGAAATCTTCTTTTCCTACAATAACCTTCCATCCTTCGATTGTAGCAAGTAGGATACGATCACGACCTTGAATAGGTTCGAGATTTACAATTTTTTGTACACTTGCGAGCTTACGTTCTGCCATAGTGATTCTCCTTATTATTTATTAAATAATATTAAATAATAAAATTATTGTTAATTTCCTTTATCATATCAACAATAATTTTATAAGAATTACTTCTATAATTATGAATTTTTTCTACCAATCGTTCACGAGCCAATTGCTTCCCATATTCTTCATTCCACTCATCATTTGGGCTACATTTAGCTTTTGCCGACATATATCGAGGAAAATACATTTTGTTATATTTTTTCCAATAATTTTTAGTATATCCATTTTTATTACCTTTTAAACAAGCTAAAACTTCATCAATATGGTCTAAAATATTTTCGCTATATCTAAAGGTTTCCTGCGATTCACCAAAATCAATAACAGCAACAATAGTACGCTTTTCTTTGTTTACAATATACTTAATCATTTTATTACTTTCTTTCTTTATTTTATATTATAATTATATTATAATATTCCCTAATTGTCAAAATATTATTTTTCGTTATCATCCATAAGAAGATTTTTCAGCATATAATCATTAATATTTGTCCCCATACAATCCATAGTATATGCAATAGTATTCCCACAAGTATGGACAAATGATTTTGTTTCACATCCATTCGTATATTTTATAATAGCTGTAGGTCGTTTACCTCTTCGTACAAAAGCTACTCTTTCAGCAAAAGGAAATACATATTTGTGCCATGCATTAGTATTTACTTTAGCCCCACAAATAACATATATTGTTTTATATTCATAAGTATAACACTCGTTAATAGCTCTG